TTGTTCAAAACTTAGACTCAACAAATTCAGAAATTTATGTAATTGTTGTGAGAACAATATCAACTAGTGTTGGTGCTGGTGCTCAAGTTGCTGCATCACTTCAGTGGAGAGAAATTTATTAAGGTGAAATTATGAGTGAAGTATACCTGGGAAATCCAAACCTTAAGAAGGCAAATACGCAGATTGAATTCACAGAAGAACAAATCATTGAGTTCTTAAAGTGTAAAGAGGATCCTGTATATTTTGCTAGAAATTATATTAAGATCGTGTCTCTTGATCACGGTCTTGTTCCTTTTGAGATGTATCCATTTCAAGAGAAGTTGATTGAAAACTTTCACAAGAACAGATTTAATATTTGCAAGATGCCTCGTCAGACAGGTAAATCTACAACTTGTGTTTCATATTTGTTACATTATGCCGTATTCAACGACAATGTTAATATAGCTATTCTAGCGAACAAAGCATCCACAGCAAGAGACCTTCTTGGAAGACTACAACTTGCTTATGAGAATCTACCTAAATGGATGCAGCAAGGTATTATATCGTGGAACAAAGGATCTTTAGAACTGGAAAATGGCTCCAAAATTTCATCTAACTCTACTTCATCATCTGCTGTCCGAGGCGGATCCTATAATGTCATCTTTCTTGACGAGTTCGCTTTCATCCCGAATCACATTGCTGATGACTTCTTTGCCTCTGTTTATCCTACTATTTCTTCTGGACAAAGCACGAAGGTAATTATCGTTTCTACACCACGCGGTATGAATCACTTCTACCGTATGTGGCATGACTCTGAGAGGGGCAAGAACGAATATGTCCCCACAGATGTTCATTGGTCTGAAGTTCCTGGAAGAGACGAATACTGGAAGCAACAAACAATCGCAAACACTTCAGAACAACAGTTTAAGGTTGAGTTTGAATGTGAATTCTTAGGATCTGTCAATACACTGATCAATCCTTCAAAATTAAGAAATCTTGTTTATGAAGATCCAATCAAACGAAATGCTGGTCTTGACATATATGAGCAACCTAAAGAGGAGAATAATTATCTAATCACAGTTGACGTTGCTCGTGGATTGGGTAATGACTATTCGGCATTTATTGTCTTTGATATTACCGAGTTCCCGTATAAAGTCGTTGCCAAATATAGGAATAATGAAATCAAACCAATGCTATTTCCAAGTGTAATTCACGAAGTAGCAAAAGGATATAATGATGCTTGGTTATTAATTGAGGTTAATGATATTGGAGATCAAGTCGCAAGCATTCTTCACTTTGATCTTGAGTATGATAATGTTCTGATGTGTGCGATGAGAGGTCGTGCTGGACAGATTGTAGGTTCTGGATTCAGTGGAAAGAAATCTCAACTCGGTGTAAGAATGACCGCAGCAGTTAAAAAGTTGGGATGTTCTAACCTAAAGACTTTATTGGAAGATGATAAGTTATTAACTGTAGATTATGAAATCATATCAGAGTTAACAACCTTTGCTCAGAGACACAATTCTTTTGAGGCAGAAGAAGGTTGTAATGATGACCTAGCAATGTGCCTTGTAATTTTCTCTTGGTTGGTAGCTCAGGACTATTTCAAAGAAATGACGGACAATGATGTTCGTAAGAGAATTTACGAAGAGCAAAAAAATCAGATTGAACAAGATATGTCACCATTTGGATTTATTCAAACTGGTTTGGAGGAGGCAGATAGTTTTGTTGATAGTGATGGAGATAGATGGCACCTAGATGAGTATGGAGATCGCTCATATATGTGGGATTATCTCTAATGGATTTTGATGATCAGATAGAATTAGAACATATATTATTCTCTGATAGAAAATGTAGAGTATGTGGTAAAGTTAAAAACTTAATTAGTGATTTTTATTTGACTCGTAAAGGTAGAGCAGTTTTTCTTTCCGCATATTCTTATGAGTGTAAGGACTGTACTAAAGTAAGAATTTTAAGTAGAAGAAGAAAGATAAAAGAAGGAAAACCTTTTCTTGAATGGGAATATCCTGACTGGTAGATTGTTCACGCACCATTTCCCCATTTAAAATAACCTTTTTAATAAATATTTCTAGAATAATTCTGAACTAGACGGAGAATTAAGATGCCGCTAAATTTAGCATCTCCTGGAATTGTAGTAAGAGAAGTTGATTTAACAGTTGGTAGAATTGACCCAACCTCCGATGCTGTTGGGGCAATTGTAGCGCCTTTCGCAAAAGGTCCTGTAGACCTACCTATTTTAGTAGAGAATGAGGCAGACTTACTTCAAAATTTTGGAGAGCCTTATCCAACAGACAAGCATTATGAGCATTGGATGGTTGCTTCTTCATATCTTGCTTATGGTGGATCACTAAGAGTTGTAAGATCTGATGATACAGACCTAAAAAATGGATTTGCTGGAGCAGCATCTAGCATCAAAATCAAGAGTCTGGACGATTATAACAATCTTGGTTACGATGAAAATACCATTAGTGGTGTAACAGTAGCAGCAAGAGATCCTGGATCTTGGGCAAACGGTGTCAAAGTTGCTTTAATTGATGCCAAAGCAGATCAGATTCTTGTTGGAGTATCAACCAGTGCTGGTTTACCAAACATTCAAGTTGGTTACGGTGTAACACAGGCAATCAGTTCAACTCTACCTGGTGCTGGAACAACCTCAACACTTGATGGTTATCTAAAAGGTGTCATCACGCAAATTAGTGGTACTAACGCATACGTAAAGGTTCTTTCTCATGTATCAGCAGCAGGAACTGAAACTACAGTAGATTATCAACCATCTGGAGTTTATGCTTTCTCTGGATCTGGTTCTGTTGCGATTCACACCAACGGACAATCAACTGCTGCTGGAACAACCTCATATACTGCTCAGCAAGATTGGTTTGATCAACAATCAATCGCACTTTCAAACAACACCACGATTGCTTGGAACACAATTGCCGACAGACCTTCCACATCATCATTCGCAGCAGCAAGAAACGCAAGATTTGATGAAGTTCATGTTGTTGTAATTGATGACAAAGGAACTGTAAGTGGAAATGCTGGAACAATTCTTGAGAAGCATTTGAGTCTTTCAAAGGCATCAGATGCCGAATTCTCTGTAGGATCACCATCTTATTGGAGAAAGTATCTCGCATCAAACTCACAGTACATCTTTGGTGGTTCTCAACCAACAGGTATTGTAACCACTGGATTTAGTTCAGGGTTCACACTTACTACAGACAGTGGATGGGATCAAGATACGGATTCAATTATTTTTGGAGCGACTGGAGCAAATACGCTGACTCTTGCTGGTGGTAAGAACTACAATGGTGGTACAGATATTACTGCTAGCGGATCACTGACTTCTACGATTGGTAATCTTTCAACTGGATATGATCTCTTCGCTAATAGTGAAGAGTATGAAGTAGATTTCCTCTTAATGGGATCGGCAAATTATGTCAAAGAAAGTGCTCAGTCACTTGCTAATAAACTAATCTCAGTTGCTGAAGAAAGAAAGGACGCAGTTGCCTTTATTTCTCCATACAGACTCGCTTTCTTGAATGATTCAACCGTTGGATCGGTAACTGTAAACTCTGCTGCTGATATTACAAATAATGTAATCAGTTTCTACGCACCAGTTACATCGTCATCTTATGCGATCTTTGATAGTGGTTATAAGTACATGTATGATAAGTTTGCCGATACATTTAGATATGTCCCTCTGAATGGTGATATTGCTGGACTATGTGCCAGAAACGATATCAACAACTTCCCATGGTTCTCACCAGCAGGAACAACTAGAGGTGCTATTCTTAATGCCGTTAAACTGGCATACAACCCAAGCAAAACTCAAAGAGACAGACTGTATTCTAATAGAATCAACTCAGTCATCTTTACTCCTGGTTCTGGAATCGTTCTCTTTGGTGATAAGACTGGTCTTGCTAAGTCATCGGCATTTGACAGAATCAACGTTCGTAGATTGTTCATCTATCTGGAGAACGCGATTTCTGCTGCTGCTAAAGATCAGTTGTTTGAATTCAACGATGAAACCACAAGATCAAACTTCGTAAATATTGTTGAACCTTTCTTACGTGATGTTCAAGCAAAGAGAGGTATTCAAGACTTTAGAGTCATTTGTGATGAGACAAATAACACAGCAGCAATCATAGATAATAATGAATTTGTTGCTGACATCTTCATCAAACCTGCTAGATCTATTAATTTCATTGGATTGACTTTTGTCGCCACCAGATCTGGTGTATCATTTGATGAAATCATCGGAACCGTTTAATTCAACTAGAGGAATCTAACAATGGCATTAAGAACAATTTCAGACTTTAAAGCTAGACTAAAAGGTGGCGGTGCCAGACCGAATCTATTTGAAGTTGAGTTAGTCTTCCCTACTCAAGTTGGAGGTTTAACGGGAGCAAGTAATGATCTGGCAAATTTCCTGGTCAAAACTGCCGCTCTTCCAGCATCAAACGTTACTCCAATTGATGTAGCATTCAGAGGAAGAATTTTAAAGATTGCTGGTGACAGAACATTTGATACTTGGACAGTTACAATTATTAACGACACTGATTTTGCTATTCGCCATGCTTTTGAAAACTGGATGAACAAAATTAATAATGTTGAAACTGCTCAGGGTCTAACCACACCTGGAGATTATTATGCTGATGCTCTAGTTCATCAACTAGATCGTGACGGAGAAAAGTTGAGAACATACAAATTCCATGATGTTTTCCCAACAAATGTCTCCCAAATTGATCTGTCATATGACACGACAGACACGCTTGAAGAGTTCACTGTAGAACTTCAAGTCCAGTGGTGGGAAGCAATTAGAGGAACTGCCGCTGGCGCAGGTGGCGATAACATCAAGTAATAAATAGATAAGACGGTTTTAAATTTATAAAATGGCAAAACTTTTTGGATTTTCTATTGATGATGCTTCTAAAAAACCGGATTCAATAGTATCCCCCGTCCCCAAAAGTAATGAGGACGGGGTTGATTATTTTGTTCAGTCTGGTTTTTATGGTCAGTACGTAGACATTGAAGGTGTTTACAGAACTGAATTTGATCTGATGCGTCGTTATAGAGAAATGGCGCTTCATCCAGAATGTGATGCTGCGATTGAAGATGTTGTCAATGAAGCAATTGTCAGTGATCTTTACGATTCTCCAGTTGAAATTGAACTTACAAACGTAAATGCAAGTGATAATTTAAAAAAGAAAATTAGGGAAGAATTTAGAAATATCAAAGAAATGATGGACTTTGATAAAAAGTCCCATGAAATTTTTAGAAACTGGTATGTTGATGGAAGACTTTATTATCTTAAAGTTATTGATATCAAAAAACCTCAAGATGGGATTCAAGAGATCAGATATATTGATCCCATGAAAATTAAATTTGTAAGGCAGGAAAAGAAGTCCAATAAAAATAATCTTGTAGCTTTACAAAGTCCAACTGATGTAAGAAAAGAAATTTATCCAGAGATTGAAGAGTATTATGTCTATACTCCAAAACCAAATTATCCAACTGGAACTTTTTCATCTGCTGGAAATACTAAAGGATCAATCAAGATTGCCAAAGATTCAGTCACCTATGTAACTTCTGGTCTTTTTGATAGAAACAAGGGAACTTGCCTTTCGTATCTTCACAAAGCAATTAAGTCTCTCAATCAACTCCGCATGATTGAGGATTCACTTGTTATTTACAGACTTTCAAGAGCCCCAGAAAGAAGAATTTTTTATATTGATGTGGGCAATCTTCCCAAAGTAAAGGCTGAACAATACCTCAAAGAGGTTATGTCTCGTTATAGAAATAAACTTGTTTATGATGCGAACACTGGTGAAGTTCGTGATGATCGCAAGTATATGAGTATGCTTGAAGATTTCTGGCTTCCAAGAAGAGAAGGTGGTAGAGGAACTGAAATTACCACACTTCCAGGTGGGCAAAATCTTGGAGAATTGAGTGATGTTGAGTACTTCCAAAAGAAACTCTATAGATCTCTAAATGTTCCAGAATCCAGAATTGCGAATGATGGTGGTTTTAATCTTGGGAGATCATCAGAGATTTTAAGAGATGAACTTAAATTCGCAAAATTTGTCGGTCGTTTAAGAAAGCGTTTTGCCAACATGTTCAGTGACATGTTGAAAACTCAACTGATTCTTAAAAATGTTATTACACCAGAAGACTGGGATCAAATTAACGACCACATTCAGTATGACTTCTTATACGACAATCAATTTGCCGAATTAAAAGAATCTGAATTAATGAACGAAAGACTTGGATTGGTTGCCACAATGGAACCATATATTGGAAAGTATTTCTCCGTAGAATATGTCCGTAAAAGAGTTCTTCGTCAGACAGATCAGGAAATTATTGACATTGATGGACAGATTGAAAAAGAAATTAAAGATGGAATTATTCCAGATCCAAATGCTGTAGATCCAATAACGGGAGAACCTTTGCCCACAGGTGGTGAGATGGGTCCAATGGGAGAAGTTCCCCAAGAACCAGATCTTGAAAACCAATCTGCTGATGTTGATGCCCAACTTCAAAAAGACACTAAAAAGGCAGAGATATAAATAAGTATACATCATATATTAAAGTTTTCATGGAAGATATTGTCGATTTGATTGCAACGGACTCTGCTCCTTCAGATATTTCTGGAAGAATTAAAGAAGTTTTGTTTGCTAAAGCGAGTGAGAGAGTGGATGCTCTTCGCCCAGTTGCGGCAGCATCAATGTTTGGAGAAAATAGTCCAGAGGAAGAATGATGATTACAAAGATTGTCACAACACAAGTTAATACTGCAACAACTGCCGGTGCTGCCAGCAGTATCAGTGATGCAACTTGTGTTCGGTTATATAACAACACTGCTGGAATTGTGACTGTCGGAATTAACACTTTAGTTGGAGCAGCATCAACTAATTTCTTTGAACTTCCAGGTGGAACTGTTGAGTTTTTAACAAAAGCACCATCTGATGTTATTTGGTCAACGACTGCAATTAGAGCAAATAAAGTAGCATTCACAAACTAAAATGAAACTCATCACAGAAGAAATTCAAAAAGTAGAATTCATCGTAGAAGGAAAAGGATCTACGAAAAAAATGTACATTGAGGGAGTGTTCCTTCAAGGTAACATTTGTAATCGTAATGGCAGAATGTATCCTATGGAAACTCTTTCCCGTGAGGTAAAGAGATATGATGAAAGTTTTATTCAAAAAGGTCGTGCTCTTGGCGAACTTGGACACCCAGATGGTCCAACAGTAAACCTTGATCGTGTTTCTCACAAGATTGTTTCTCTTACTGCCGAAGGAAATAATTTTAGAGGTAAGGCACAACTTCTAGAAACTCCAATGGGTAAGATTGCCAAATCTCTTATTGGTGAAGGAGTTACTCTAGGTGTTTCTTCTCGTGGTGTTGGTTCACTTAAGATGACCAATGAAGGTCATAAGATTGTCGGTGAAGATTTTATGTTGGCAACCGCTGCTGATATTGTTGCCGATCCTTCTGCTCCTGATGCTTTTGTTCAGGGAATTATGGAAGGTAAAGAGTGGGTTTGGGAAGGTGGTATTCTTCGTGAAAAACTTGCCGAGCAAACTCAAAGAAGAATTAATACACTTGTTGATCAAAAAAGACTTGAAGAGCATAAGTTGAATCTTTTCAACGATTTTCTCTCAAATCTATAATTTATAAATAAATATAGATTATATCAAAGATCTAAAACAAATGTCCGTTGGTAGCAATTTACAAGAAATGGAAAACGTAGTAACCAAAGGAGCAAAATCCGCCGATCCAATGCCAAAGTTGAGTCTGGATACTCCAGGTCAAACTGGCAATTGGGAAGATCTCGGTGGTCCTACTCCAGAAAATTATAAGTCGGATGACGACTCCGCCAAACTCAAGGAGCCTGCTGCAACACTTTCACAAGTTAAAGATGTTGTAAACAAGGGTGCCAAGTCTGCTGATCCTATGAAAAAAATGTCAGAGGAAGCAGATGACGAGGAAGAGGAAGCAACCGAAGAAGATCTAGAGTCTGAAGAGGCTCTGGAAGTTGAAGAGGAAGAGGTTGCAGAAGAAGCAACCGAAGAGTATGACATTGAAGAAGATGTCAATGCTCTCCTCGCTGGTGAAGAGCTTTCTGAAGAGTTCCAAGAAAAGGCACGTACCATTTTTGAAACTGCTATCAAAGCAAAAGTTGCTGAAGTAAAAGAGCAACTCCAATCACAGTACGAAGAGTCTTTGATTGAGCAAGTATCCTCAATCAAAGAAGAGTTGACCGATAGAGTTGACTCTTACCTTGAGTATGTTGCTGACGAGTGGATCCAAGAAAATGCACTCGCAGTTGAGCACGGTCTTAAGACTGAAATGACCGAATCATTCCTTGCCGGAATGAAGAGTCTTTTTGAAGATCATTATGTAACAATCCCTGAAGATAGATATGATGTCATCGAGAGCA